CGTCTTCCAACACGCTTGAAAAGGATTGATACAATGCTTCTGCGCCTTTGGCACCGGCTACTTGCAAACCCTCTTGGATTCGTGCGATACGCCCCTCTACAGTGCCGCTTGTGTATTTAACAGCATCGGAGAAACCTTGCATCCGCTTCATCAGGAAATTAAACAAACCCTCTGCGGATGCCTTGGCTTCTTTAATGTCTTTGTTCGTAATACCCAAGGACGTTGCCAACGTGCTGCTTGCCGGACGGATACCCTCGGTAATAATACTTCTTAATTCCTGCACATACTGGTTGCTCGGTAACCCCAAACTACGCACGGCATTCGTACCAACTGTAGACAGCTGTACAATCTGGTCAATGCTCATGCCACTAGATAAACCTGGGCCTAACAACGCACGGAACGTTTCAATCAGTTCCTTGGATGTGGCAGCAGTACGCAGTGCTTCGCTCTGTAACCCTTTCATTGCTTTGCCGGATAACGCCATAGCGTCATTCCATTTAATCTGTTCACCATTTAAGGTGACCATAGATTTAAGAATACCGGCAATACCAATTTGGTTAGTTTCCAGTGATTTAGCGTATTCATACGAACCGCCAACCAACGTATCCCATACGTTACCAACAGCACCTAATGCTTTATAAATGACGAAATATCGGCTTGCAGAATACACAAGCCGATCCATTGTTTTCGCCATATTGGACAAACTGCCAGCCGCCTTGTCGGCATTGCTTGCAAAACCGCCCATCTGTCTGCCGCTGTTCTGAACAGTATTAGCAAAGCGGCTGTATGTACTGGTAAGGCTACGCAATCCTGCTGTCGCTCTGTCATCTAACCTTACCGCTAACCTTGTATCACTTACTGACATTTGCTACACTCTCCTTTATCAGCAGACTCTCAATCACTCTTAATCGTTTCATCACCGGCTTCGATAATTTAATATCATTTAATTCAGCCAGTGCTTTTAAATTCACCCAATCAATTCCTGTTACCATGACATTTTCCATTGTGGCTACATACCGCACACAGTTTTCAGCCAAGCCGAAAAAATGCATGGTGCTTATATTTCCATCTCTTAAATCTGGGCAACGGTCAGAACACTCTTTGCAATTCAGTTCCTTGTTTCTCTGTTCTGCGGCTTTCCTGCAATTTTCACAGTACTTCGCACCGCCTTTTATTCTCCACTCCCAGATTTCACGGAGTTTTTTTCGTCTTCAATCTCGCTTTTTTCTGTCATTTCTACGGTCTTGTCCGCAATATATTTCAACGTGCCAGGATGCAGCGTGTACGGATCAATGCCGTAAATTTCTTTGGCTACCCATTTCATGACAAGCATTCCCATTTCAAAGGTCTGCATTTTCTTGTCATTAACTTTTTCGTAGCACTCGTTTAAATAGGCAAGGTACTTTTCATACTCTGCCAGCGTCATTGCCTTAATTTTTACGTCCATGTTTTCTTTCCCCCTTAAAATAAAAAGGCCGCATATTTCAGCGGCCTGATATTATTCGCTTACAACCTCATAAGATGCGGTTTCGTTAATCAGCGTGAACTGAATGGATGTTCCAAGCGCATTGGTCTTGTAGAACGCACCATATTCAAGTTCCTGCATAACGCCAGCTGCACCCTCGATGCTCGGACTCCTGCGTGGGAACTGTACTTCCGGCAAATCAATCTGCAAACTGTTTCCACCTTTTGTCAGCTTGATCTGTAACGCAGTAATCGTGCTGTTCATAGCCTTTTGGATGAAACTGTCATCATCATAGAATGCGGTCATGTTACCGGATAATTCCAATAACCCCTCATTAATGCGAGTGCGGAAACCGCCACCACCGATCGCGTAACCCTCTTCGTCAAGGCCGAAACCAACATCAAGTGTAACTTCCGTAGCCACAGCAACGGCATTGTTATCAACTTTTAACCCAGCCTGGAAATTGTTCAAGCGGTCAAGCGTTAACTCGGTTACGCTATCACTAATCGGCTCATCACTGATAGTTTCATTGCAACCAAGTACCTGAACATCACAGGTCAGTTCGCCATCACCGCCAAAGGAAAATCCAAGAGAAGAAATTTTGCAACCTTTGTCAACAAAGTAGTCTCCATTTGAAAATGCCTTTTCAAGCGAGAAAGACGGCTGCTCGTTTCCAGGTTTGAAAATGTGCTGATATTTTCCACTGCCAAGGCTGGTAGTTACCGGATTACCGAATGATAATGCCAAGATCCAACCAAACACATTGGTATCCAGCGGAATGGTAATGCCGCCACCCACATTGATATTGCCCATAATAGGCTCAACAGGGTCACGTCTGCCGGTCATCGTGCCAGGAGCGGTACGATTCTGTTCGGCAGCTACAGTGCAGGAATTATACGGAATACCACGCACAGTACCCTCTGCCGGAGTTACACCTAATTCTTCTTCAGGAACAAAGCGCACACCAGAATATACGCCCATTGCCTGCGTAGGCATTATTAATCACCCCCATGAAAAAATAAAGGAAGAACCTTTTACAGTTCTTCCTGATATGTAGTTCCTAACGTTTGATAGATGCGCCACGTCAGTTCCATTCTGCCAATCCAATGCTTGGTATCAAGCGGATATGGGCCATCCGTGTTGCATCTTGAGAGAGGCCTGTTTCGTTTTGTTTTATCGTTGAAAACCGCTTCGATAAGCGTCATAAATTTCGCACCAACGTCAAAGATGTCCAACATCAGAATGCCGTCTTCGTCAACAACCGTTTCCTCGTCATCTTCGTTTTCGTCTTCCGTCAGCAGCGCATCCGTACTTAAACCGATAAACGCAGTACAACGATATTCACAAAACTCAATGTTCTGCCCCTCTTTTTTCTGAAAGTCCGTCAGTACGATGTACGGACAGTTGGCAGCCGTTGGAATTGATTTGCGTGTGAAATCACCAACATAAATGCTTAAAGCCGATGTGAAATTTTCATCGCAAAAACCTTGCACCAGCGGATCATTCTTTAAGAATGTACCCAACGATACCAAGGTATCAGAGATATCCAAATTCTGCAACATTATACATACACCTTATACTTTCGTCTGGCTTTCTTTGAGAACGCAACGTCACCACTTGCGTACTCGTTAATTTTCTGCTGCACATATGGTGCGACTTGCGGATACAGTTCTCCTGCCATCGGCTCAAACACAGGACGTTCCGGCAGAATGATTTCCGTAGTATCTTTCCGTAGCGGATAACCGGCTCTCGCAAATTTCCTGCGGATTTCATCAGTAACTTTCGTTACATTTCCAAATTCCTGTTTCTTGCCATACATTGACGCTGTCTTGCTCGTCCAACCGATTCGCAAAATTCCGTCATAGTATTGGTATCCAATCGCATTCCTCATGCGTCCATACCACGTTCTTGCGGCATTGCCTAATGCGGCACGGACTCCATAAGGTCTGCGTTCCTGGAATGTTGCGCCACCAGGCGAACCACTCCTTACACCTTTTTTGATTTCCTTTTGCATGAACCAACCTAAACTTTTGGCGGCAGCAGAAATGTTCTTCCTGCTGTTTCCTGCCATCCGTTCAAGTAATGGTTGGATCTCGTCTGTAACGTCAATAACTAAAATAGGATTCATAGTATCACCGCAAGCCAAACGCTTTCGTGTTCTTCACGGCAAACACAAGCCATAAAGCACCTGTGACATCGTGCATAACCAACTGTGCGACACTGTATTCAGTGCCGTTGTAGACAATGGTATCGCCCTCTTGCGGCTCTGCAATACCGCCATCTTCAATGTCATCGCAAATCGAAAAGTAAGCAATGTCTGTCAAACTAGCGTGTTCGACAGCCGTTGCAGGAACGTTCCAATCCGGCCTTGACAGTGACGCACCAATCTCTACAATTGCGACTACCTCTTGCCCATTGTAGGTGATTGTTTCACCTAAACGAGAAAGGGAGAAGAACGCCTTTTTAGACGTTCTCCTCTGCGCTTCTAAAACGCTCATTAGCCGTTGTTCGCAGCAGCAGGAACTGCAATCCGTTCGTTGATTTTAACAAGAACGGACGTAGCTGCGGAAGCCGCATCTTCCCATACTACCGCATTAGATTCTGCACCGGCTGCCGTAGCAACAGCGGTAGCTACATGAGTAGTGCCGTCAACTGCAACAGTAACAGGAGTGCCAGCGGTCATAGCAGAGCCACTAGCTTTTGCAAACTCAAAAACACCAGCCACGTCACAGGCAACCACGTCACCGGATTTGCCGCTTGCTCTGGTAATGCCAATCAGATAACTACCAATGGCTACCAATGCATGATAGCCAGCGTCAGCAGCCAGCTTAACATTCATCTGTTCGCCAGCGCATTTGAAATCACATACTGCCATGATTATTTACCCCCCTTATTAAGAAATGCTAGTGCCAGCGTTCTTCACAAACGCACGGAAATCAATTACGTTGAAACCGAAATCCATCCAGAACTGATAATCGATGCCCAGGTGATTCTGCGGAATCACAGTGCGGCTGTACGGACGGTCAACGTTGTTCAAAGTGGTATATTCGATACCCTCTAATTCAACCGGATTAGCTACGGCATAGTAAGCCGTGCCGGTCAGATACGGAGAGGTAACCAGCTGCATCTTGTC